CTTGCGAGAGCGCTTCCTGCTGGGCGGGGTCGATGGGGAGGACGCGACTCTCAATGACGAACTTATCCATGTTGAGCGCGGCACCCTTCAGCTTCTCGTACTCCCACCGTCCGTTGATGCCCATGACGGCATTCACGCGCTCGTCGAGCCAATTTTCAGCGGCAAGCTGTAACACCTGCCGCGCCCACGATTCGTCGCTTGTTTTCCATAGCATCAGGTTGGGCAACAGGGAGTTGTCCGACTTGGCTGCCATGCTCTCCTGTCCGCCGAAGGTGTTGACGCCGGGTTGATGCTGCCCGACCGCAGAGGGAGAGACGCGAGAGTGGAATTGCATATCCGCTAAGTGAGCGGCACGCCATTGCCACGTCTCATTGGAGAGGGGCATGGCGTCGATCTTGGAGAAGGAATCTTTGATAGGGCGACCCGCCGACTTCGCTTCAATGATGGTGGAGGGGTCGTTGAGGATGTCGTTCTTGTCGATCCGTTGGGAATCGATTACGAGTAGTGGAGCGGAATTGTAACCTTGGTTCCGCATGATGAGACGGTCGGTTTCATCGAGCTTGAGTTGCTCGGGGATGATGTCGTCGTCCCCGTCTCCCCAGATACGTCCCGGTACTGGAATGTATATGTAATGCGTCCAATGGTCATCGATATTGGCGTTGCGTGCTTCGAGCAGGGTGTCGCCGGTTTTGGCGATGTAGAGCCCATCGGGGAATCTCCTCTTCAATTCGGAATCGAAAAAGTACTGTGAGGGGCGGAGCCATGCCTCGACTAGGAGCGCTTTCGCGGCTGCCGTCGCCCTTTCGTACCACGCCGCGTACTGCGTCGGGTCGCCGGGGAGGTCGGCAAGGGATTGGAGATAGATGAGCCCCAAATCTCCCCCGGTCGAGTAGGCCTCCCCGCCGCCCTCGTCCCCACGGGGAGCGAGGTTAATGTTCGGGTACTGAGACTGTAGAGCGAGGCGATCAACAACACGATTGCGAATGATAAAAGGAGCGTGGAAAAGGTCATACGAGGAACTCCTGATGTAGACTTCCAGTGGATTAACGACCTCGGTGACTATCTCACCCTTGGGGTAGCGCACGGTGCCGGTGGCGGTGGGGACGGTGGAGACGACGGGGGGCTTCTGCTCTACCGGGAGGCCACAAGCGGGGCACGCGGTAAACGACCCCTCCAAGGGACCGTGCTGCGGGCAGACGACGCTGCCGGGGGATAGTAGTACATCGACATCCGTGTAGACGGGAGTCGAGATATATCCGTAACGAGTATCTTTCGAGTAGTAGGTGTAGCGAAAGCTATTGCCAAAGAGTCGTAGGTAGATGGCCTCAATGACGCGGAGGTAGTCATACTTGTTAGTTTTCTTGATGATTTCGAGTGCGGTGCGTGCCGCCTTCGTAGCAGCCTCAGCCTCTTGGTCACTGTTCGTGGGGACGGGCTCGATGAGCGGTGCGTTTTGGACATATGCTCTCACTCCATGCAGGATTAGGGTACGGTAATAGTTATTGGGGAAGCTGTAGTCGCCGGAGTCCTGAAGTAGCACGTCCCACGCGACGTTAATCTCTGACCACTCTAGCTCGTGGTAGCCTTGGTAGATGAGAGCGTTTCGCATCCACTTGCGGGCGAACTGAACTTTCTCGAACGATCCCTCGCGATAGTAGTAATCCGCGAGGCCGAGGAGGCGCTTGTCAAGTTTTTCATCAAATTTATAGAGGGGTTGGATGTCACGCGGCTTCGGTTTATCCGTCTTGGAGTGGACGGGCTTATCAGCACCCTTAAAGAAGTCCGCGACCTTCCCACCGAGGCCACGAATGAGGGACTGATTGGCGCTGTCGCCGGGTTCGACCGTAGTGGTAGCGCCCGACTCATTGGTATCGGTGCCTTCGCTGCCACCACCACTTCCTGCTGCCATTGCGCCACGGGGAACGTCTGCCACTACTCCTCCACGAATACTGCGTAATCTTCACTCTCGATTTGCTTCCGGTAGCGCACTCGGTCAACTGTGTGTTGAAGGCCACAGGGGATTCGACCCTCGGCGTGCCATTTAGTAAAGGGGCCGGGAGCTACGTAGACGGGGATGTCCATGTAGGTGTCGATGGAGACATTCTCCACCGTTCGGGTAGTACCGTCTTTGCTGAATAGAATGGCGTTCACTGAGGTTTCCTCCATGTGACTGCCGAGGGCACGCCGGGGGTTGGGACGGAGATGCGCCTGCGGGGGATTGGTTCGGACTTGACAAGGGCGGGCTCGGGGTCACCGTCCATAATGTGCATCGGGACGCCCTGCTTGTCTAAGAAACTCCGCATCCACTTCGTCGTCTGCTGATGATGCAGCCACGTCTGTACGACGAGCGCGACTCCCATCACCACGATCACCCCCAGCAAGAGCAGTTGCGAACTCATCACCTGCGTCCTCCCAATCATCGGTAATTCCATACTTATAACGAGACTCAACAGGAAGGTCTACCATGAGCAGCACTCTCCTTTGTACCTAGTCACAGGGCCGGTTAACGGGTGCTCTATTGTTTCATATAGCCGCAGGACGCGAGCAGGTTTACCACAACGGCTGCAACGCCCAACAGGAGGGCCAAGAACCACAGCAGGCGACGAAAGGATGTCACCATGTTCCCGGTCCACCTGAGCCTTTAACCCGCCTTGTTCGTTTACGTTTGCCATTGAACTCCCGCTTCACCTCGACGATTGCTAGTACCATAAGGCCGAGGCCCATCACAACGGAGGCGGCGGCTTCCACTGTAGAGCATAGCATCATCCACGTTATAGGGTCCATGTGTCATTCCTTGTCGCTTCCCTTATCCAAGTAGAAGGCCGCAAAGCGTAACGTCGTGGCGTTGTCGTTGAACAACCCCAGTGCGCGGTTGCAGTTATTGTGAAGGAGTCCTCGCACTGTCTTAGTACCTTTGATGTGGTCCACCACAACGGAGCGCCCATTTCGTATTCGGTTTGTGGGAGTTGGAACCTCTAAAAACCCTCCACAGATAGCACAACGATAGTCCTGCTTAACTAAGAGCGCATTGAAGGTTTCAGGGGTAAGTCCATACTTCCCCTTTAGTCGTGCCCGAAGGTAGCGCATGAACCGCCGCTCGGGGTTACGTTTGCACCAGTTTCGCAGCAACGCCTTTCGATGTTCACTTACTGCCATTGTCGCCATCCTGTTTATGCATTATTGCTTGGGCTTCTTGCCAAGAAATTTCGTCATCGTCCCGCCAAGCGCTGCACACGTCCCCGTTGGCTACATTAGACTGGAGGACCCGGCAGAATCCGTGTGGTTCGTCGCGCTTGTCATCTCCATCCACCATGAAATAATCACAGTCGTCCCCACCATTACAGCCCCCACAGTTTGCACCTCCGAGGTCCTGCCCAACCCGAGGAGCATTAATCCACAGAAGGCCAAGAGTCGATGGAGAGTTCGCAGCGCGGAAGGCTTCGATTCCATAGGAGGGCGTGCCGTGCTCGTGGGCTCCGCAGCAGGGCCAGTATTCAATCGGTTTATCAGGGGAACCGTATGTAAATTTCCGCACCACGGGCAGGGCACCAATGAGGCCGCAGCTTTTCCCATAGTTATAGAACTTGCAGTTGTAGCATGACGCTGGCTCATTGCACATCTCCGCTGCCGTCACGAATAGGACGGAGGCCTTGTCGAGCGTCGGCACCGTTAGGATGTCCGGTTGCGACTTCGCTCGACGGATAGAGTTGATTTTGGAGAGATGGGCCGACTTGTACTTTAAAAATCCATCGAGGGGCATGACTACCCTTTCTTGCTGATCTTCACTTTGACGGACTTAATCTTGGCCGCCTTGGATGCGCGCGACGCGGCCCCCACAGCAGTCTTGACGATGGGGTCCTCCGCCCGACCCGGCCTCGTTATCCCAAATCCTTGCCCACTACTTATGTTGGCTGGCATCTCTTTCTCCCTTCACCTTCTTTACCTTTGATGCGAAGTCGCTTAGCTGCGATTCGCTCATCTTGGTCTTGGTGGCTTTCCCGGCGCGGCGACGGGCCAGTTCGGCCCCCATGAAGCGGCGCTGTTTGTCTGAAGTGGCGGGCATTGTTATCTCCTAAAGGGTGGCGAGCCATGCTTTCTCCGCGTCCCGTGCTGAGTCTACTAGGTTGCGATGGTTGGCCGAGGTGTTGCGGAAGTTGTTGATTACCGAATCCATCGCGTCCTCGATGCCATCGACGGTGAACACGTCAGCTTGGGAGAGCGAAGTGAGCCATGTGATAGAGGGGGACCCGACGATGGGGGTGCCCATCGCCACGGTGTCGGCGGCGATAATCGAGAACGTTTCTGAGAACGAGACTTGCATCCCGAGGTCCATGTCCACAATGAAGTCGAGGAAGTCTTGATGGGACATCCACGGGTGCCTCACCAGTTGGTAGGGCGTGCTATCGAACAGGGCCAATAGATTCTTGAGAACTGGATCACCCCCCGACTCAACGCGGGAGTCGTTGATGTGGAAGATGAGGTCTAGGTTGCGGCTGTCCGCGAATCGCAGGGCGGCCATCGCCTGCAATAGTGTGTTCTTGAGGGGGCGGATGGCTCCCATGCAGGCGATGTCGATGGTGCGACCACGAAAGCGCTTGTGGATGAAGTGGCGGTCGGGCACCGGATAAAACGTAGGCAAGTAGAGTAGCTTGGCGAGGGGGAGGGCCTTCACCCGGTACACCGTGGTAATCTCCCTGAATCCTTCTAGACTATTCATCGCGACGAACACATTATCCTTCGCGGCGTAGTGGCTGATCCAATCTATCGCGATGCCCTCTTGGGCCATGAAGGGGGCCTCGCTATGAACGCGAACGATCCACTTGACCGTGGGGTGGAGAGCCTGCAACTCATTGAACTTGTCGGGGACCACCCACAGCGCCTCGATAATCACGGTATCCGGTTTGAATAGAGTGACCTCGCGGTCGATATCGTTGTTGTCGATCACCTCGACGAGCTTGGTGACGAAGCCATTATCGGTCAGCATGTCCGCAGCAAACTGTGCGCTATTGAAAAGGCCCGACGAGAAGCCAGCCCGATAGCTGTACGTGCCATAGTTTAGGCGTTGCTTGAGGACAAACAGGACCCGTTTGGCCATTGTGTTAGACCGATACAATGAATCCGCGATGGTAGTCGTTGCGGTTGGCATCTTCAGCGTAGGCTTTCGAGAGGGTCGCGCCCGTGCTGCCACCGTTCACCGTGGTGTTGAAGGAGGTGAAGTCAGCGGAGGTGAGGGTCATGGCGAATCGCAACTGACCATTCGAGTTGAGGCCGTCGTTGGTCATCCAAAAGTCAAGCCGGACGTTGCCATCAGCGAGTTTGGTGGCCTGAACGATGGTCCCTTTGATGTTAATTGCCATTTTGTCTCCTTGTTAACTGCGGTTAATGGGGTGCCGTTTAAACGGGGGTGATAATTCGGGACTCGGTGGGCACTGTGGCCTGCTCCGCCTGCACTTGGGCCACTTTTTCCTTCATTAGAGCACTCATTTTGTCCAAAATCTCGTTATCTTTGAGTATGCCGCGCTCAACTAGTAGGGATTCGAGCGCCTCGACGGCCATTGCGGTCGATGCGACGTTTTGGAGGAGCATATTCTCCCGAGAAATGGCCTCGCCACGCGAAACGGGGACCGCGAGGGCGCGTTCGAGCTTTTTCATCTCCCGTTCATGTCGTTTTGCGACCTTTTCCTCGTGCCAATTCATCGTCGGGGCCTCCGCTCCTCTCAGCATAACACTCAGAAAGACTAACGCAGCATAAAATTGGGCCGCTGGAATCTCATCCCGGC